GACTACTTATCCTATTTTGAAGCACAAGAGGAAGGAGAGGAAATATTTGAGCGAATAGTTGACCCAAGAATGGGAGCAGCCACAGTGCGTACAAAGGAGGGAGAAAGTAATATAATCAATACCATGAGCAACATGGGATTTGTGATGCGTGCTGCACCGGGCGTGTCTATAGACTCTGGTATTGCCAAGATCAATGATGCATTGAGTTGGGATGATACAGAACCCATGACAGACAAGAATTGTCCCAAGCTTTACTTCTCTGATCATTGTGAGAATACCATATCCTCCATGCTTGAATATGCAGGAGAATCCAAGAGTGATTACTTCTCTGACCAGATTGATTGCCTGCGTTACTTATTTGTAAGTGGTGCGGATTACATTACCGACCGGGACATGCAAGTCACAGGTGGTGGAAGTTATTAATTGACTACATAAGGTTGCTAATGTAGTTTTACGCTACACAACTATGCTTTCAGCAAGCGACCCAGAATTATTATACGTCAGCAAAGAACCTGACATTGCTTATCTTTCCGAAGCGTACAAGCGTACACAGAGCGATTTAGGTGAGTGGTTAGACCGCAGACAACGAGATTACGACACCCGTCATTGCTTATGGGCAGGGAAGAGTGATGACTTTAAGAAGCACTCAAGCCAGAGTTCAACAGGTGAGGTATTTCCTTGGATTGGGGCGAGCGATCAAGAGGTTCGCATGGCAGATGAATTGATTACTTGCCGGGTTGCCATGTCAATGAATGCAATTAGACGTGGTCACATAATAGCCACACCCACAGAATCAAATGATGTGGAACGTGCAAATGTGGTCAGCATGTTTTTACGATGGTTAATTAATTCCAAGATGGAAGAGTTTTACCCTGAGATTGAGCTTGGATTGAATCATTTATTCGAAAAAGGAATGATGGTTCACTATGCCTGGTACGAGAACCAGGAACTCAAGCAGCAACAAACCATCAAGCTTGAAGAGATTGCCCAAGTCCTTCCACAGATCGCCGGAGCGATCCAAGATGGTAGTATGGATGAGGAGTTGAGTGAAACTCTTAAAACGCAATTTGATATCAGCAAGAGTAAGGCACGGGCAATGTTGAGGGAAATGCGTGCAGATGGAGAAACCACAGTTCCTGTCACCCGTCAGGTTGTGAGCAGACCCAAGATCAAAGCACTTGCACCAGATGAGGATGTTTTTTGGCCAAGCTATTGTATCGATCCACAAGAGAGCCCGTACATGTTTCATGTGGTGAGTATGACTCCCCAGCAATTAAAAGCTAAAATTAGTACCGAAAATTGGTCAGAAGAGTTTGTGGATGCTGCCATCGAGTTGGCAGGGCAGGGCGAGGATGCAGATGAGAATATCTACCAATTACGGGATGATGATGAATTTACCAGAACAGATGATAATAGCCTTGTTAGAATTGTGTACTGTTATCAAAGATTATTGGACGAGGATAATGTACCCGGTATTTACTGCACGATTTACCATGCCAATATTTCTGATCTTTATGCCAAGCACCAACTTCTGGATTATCAGCATGGGCAATACCCATTCGTTGTAACCACTCTTGAAAAAACAGACAAAAAACTGTACTCCTCCAGATCGTATCCGCAACTTATCGAAAGCTTGCAGCAGGTACTCAAGGTCGAAACGGATGCAGCGATTGATTCGCAAAGTCTTACCACCTTGCCACCGCTAGAACATCCTCTTGGGCGCGCCCCTTCCCGTTTCGGCCCAGGTGTAAAACTTCCGTATCGCACACCGGGAGAAGTAAGATTTGCAGACACTCCCCGTGGATCAGCAGTTAATGTAGAATTACGCAGATACATACAGGAGCAAGCAGACAGATACTTTGGCAGAAATGCACCAGGAGTAAATCCTGTCGAAGCACAGATGAAGCAACAGGAAGTGATTGATAAAGTCTTTCACCACTTAAAACATGTGCTTGATCAAGTGTATTCCCTTTACCAGCAGTATGGCCCAGACGAAGAATACTTCCGTGTTACCGGGATGCAGGACATGCAGAAATATGCCAAGGGCAATGCTAGTGAACGATTTGATTTTTACATGCAGTTCGATGCTGCGACACAAGACCCAGAGCAAATGCTTGAGCGTACAAAAGCGATTGCCGAGCTTGGTGGTATGCTCGATAAGAATGGCACGCTGGACACCGAAAGATTGTTACAAATTGCAGTGGGACAGATTTTACCGGGTGCTGCGGAAAGTATCATGCTTCCGAAGGAAACGGCATCGCAAAAAGCAATGGATGAAGAGAGACAAACCATTGCAGAAATCTTTGCAGGTGTACCACCCAATGTTAAACCAAACGATGCGCATGAGATGAAACTGCAAGTGTTCCAGCAATGGTTGGCACAACCAGACATTACACAAAAAGTTCAGCAAGATCCGGCATTACAGGAGCGGATTAACGGGTATTTACAACAACGACAATTCGCTATCCAGCAAAAACAAAACGCTGAAATTGGCAGGCTGGGAGCAACTCCCACACAATTCGGTTCAACAGGAGCAGCACAAACAGGAGGATAAAATTATGCCAGGTTATATGTACGGAAAAAAAATGATGAAGAAAAAAAGCCCAATCAAGAAAAAGGTTAGGCGTAAAAAGAAATAATGGCTAAAGGAGCAAAACATTATCTGCGGGATGGTACTTCATGGAACAAGTCTTATCATAAGATGTCCAATGGAAAGTTACATACTGGAAAAACCCACAGTAAAACTAGTAAACCTTTGTTTCATTTTGGAGACCTTTCAGGTTCTGCAAAAAAGAAAGCTAGAAAAAAGTGAGTATAACCTACCGCAATGAGCGTTTTAGTGGTTATAACAAGCCTAAACGGACACCCGGTAAGTCCAAAAAATTTGCTGTCCTTGCTAAAGAAGGAGATAAAGTACGACTTGTACGATACGGAGACCCTGACATGCGCATACGTAAGTCAGAACCTGCCAGGCGTAAATCCTTCCGAGCAAGACATAAATGCGATGAGAAAAAGTCTAAACTAACCGCTGGATATTGGTCATGCAAAAAATGGTAAAATGAGTCTATACAAAAACATACACGCAAAAAGAAAACGCATTAAGGCTGGAAGCAAAGAGAAGATGAGAAAGCCTGGAACAAAGGGCGCACCGACTGCAAAGGCATTTAAGAAGGCAGCGAAAACCGCAAAGAAAAGGCGCAAGTAATCATAGAGATGTTTTTTATACAACTTACCAAATGAAATGGGCATTATTACTTTTATTCTTTGTAGGTTGCAATAATTCAGAGTACCAAGATTTCCATGATGAACAGGTGGCAAAAATCCTAGCGGAAGACAGGGACAACAAAGAACTAGAATTAATATATTTGGAAGAGATTATGACTGCACAGGAAAACAATGACACGGAAGCATTTGATTTCTACATGAAGGAATACATGAATGTGCCTAGAATAAAAATTCCTGAATATTTAAAGAAAGATGAACGCTACTTTATTGGTGGCAGAAGTTTAAAATACTAATGAGTCCACGCAAGAAAAAGACCTACCACGAGATTGACCCGGAAGAGGCAATCCAGGCATTATCCATTTTAAAGAACGACCCACACTTCAAGCAATACGTTGCCATGCGAGAAGCAATGAGGGAGGAAGTAATCCGGCAATTACAAACTCCTGCCATCATAGACAGCACCAACAGGCACTACATGCTGTGTGGCAAGCTCGAAGCAATTGATGAGGAACTAGACACTTTTTATAAACTGTAATTTTTCTTGTAGTATATGGTTCATAGTTATCCCCTGTGTCCTTTGGGGTGAGGGCACAGGGGTTTTTTATTGCATTCTGTAGTCGTTTGTAGTAAGTTTTGCTACACTAGGCAATCTATGCCTTGCTCATATGGAAACATTAACAGAAGAGGTTGTCTCAGAATCCTCCGAAAATTCTGCTGAAAATAGTTTAACGCAAGGTGAAGGTAACCTCACGATGGCAGAACTTGCATCAAGTTTGATGCAGAAACGCCAGACCGAGGAGACCGAAACCACAACCGAAGAGGAATCCGAACCCGTTGCAGAACAACCTACGGAAGAAGAAGAACCTTCGGAACAGTCTGCTGAAGCGCCGGATGAATCAGAGGAATCTGAGCCGCCCGTACAACCTTCAGATGTTCTTTCAAAGTTTAAAGACCTGGATTTGGATTCATTATCCGAGGAGGAGTCAAAGGAATTAGCCAAGCATCTTAATGCTTCTGCGATCAAAAGGTTTGGGAAACTAACCGCGCAGAAACATGCACTGCTTGCTGAGAACCAAGAACTCCAGCAGCAAGTTGAGCAAGCACCCGTGCCTGCTGAACAACCTGCATTCCTAAAAGATAATGCCCTGCATAACGTCACAGATGTCAACGCACTCACCAAGGAAGTTGAGAACCTTAATACGCTCATAGAATGGGCAGACGAAGGGATGGAAAACGAGGTGGAGTATGATGACGCTGGCAATGAATATGTGGTCAAGGATGGTGACAAGACTTACACCAAAGCGGATCTTCGGAGAATCAAAGCGAATGCCAAAAAAATCCTTCGCAAAGATGCCCCGGCAAGACAGGCATGGATAAAGGAACGTCAACAATCTGACCAACAAGCAGTTCAAACTTTTGAATTCCTTAGTGATGGAGAGAGTGAGGACTACAAAATGTTCATGCAGGTAAAAGCAAGTCCGCTTTACAAGCCATTAGTTGAACACCTACCCAACAGCAACTTTGCACTTGGGCTTATGGTGGAAGGATTAAAGGCAGTCAAAGCAAGACAAGCCAATGCAGGTCAACCCAAGAAATTGAAGAAACCCACCGCTCCTGTCGCATCGGCAGAAGCAGGGGCAAGTAAACCAAGATCCGAGGGAAGTAAACATAAGAAAGCTGTACAGGCCGCTCATGCTAAATTTGAGAAGTCAGGTAACATAGCAGACTACCAACAATACATAAAACTAAAGCGAGCAATCGCATAAATTTAAACTTAATAGGAGGATATAAAATATGGCTAAGAGTACTACGTACAATACTGCTGGTAATAAAGAGGACTTAACTGATATTATTTCAGTTTTAGAACCAGAAGC